TGTAAGTGATCTAGAACAACCCATCTACAGTTACATCCCACAATCATGAATCGTAGCTTACTAAAGATAGCATCTATATCGTTAGCTCCAAAGTGAGCATGTATCCACACCCTATCTTTATTGCCTCCTGTAAATACTTTCTTGAAGTAAGTAGTCAACTCCTCTTCAGAGTATTGATTCCTGATACGATCAATATGTAACTTAGCATCAGCTTCAATAGATATGATCCCATCCATTGTTCGTTCTTCTGATTCTTCTAGAGCTATGATACCTACATTGTCTTTGGTTTGGTTTATGATCCAGTGTTCTAGTTCCCTAGTCACTGAAGACTTACCTAAACCAGTACCGCCTGTAAGTAAAACAAGTTCGCCTTGTCTTAATCCTTCTAGCTTCCTGTTCAATCCTTCCCAAGGATATGGAATAGATTCTTTCTTCTCTCGCTTTAAGAATTTAGATAAGTTCTCTGAGGCATTAACTACTCCGCTAGGGGTGTAGGTCTTTGCATCCCACCAGTACTTAACGAAACCTGCTTGTTGGTGTTTGAGTAGTACATCATTAGCGTCCTTAAACCCTTCAGGTAAAGACATGATCTTAGCCTTGCTTGGTTTAAGTACTCTAGCTACTCTCTTGGCTGCTTCGCGTCCAGCTTTATCAGCATCAAAACAGATTATCACATTATCAAATGATTCTAAAAACTCTAGTGAAGTTTTGACATCTCGTTCTGCTGATTGTGCGCCACTACGAATAGAAACAACAGGCCACTTAGATCCAAGCATTTCATAAGCAGCCATCGCATCGCACTCTCCCTCTACTAGGGTGATGTACTTGCCTCCGCTTTTGAATAACTGTTCTCCAAATAGTCCTGCTTCTCTAATGTTACCTTTTGAATAAAAGGATTTAGAGTTGGTCAGTCTGGATTTGTATCCAACTAATTCTTGGTCAGCAAAGTAAGGATAGAAATGTTTGTTTATCTTTCCATCGATACCACGTACAGCTCTTACACCGTACTTGGTAGCTGTTGCCTTGCTGATTCCTCTGTCATCTAAGCTTGTAAATTCTCCTTCTTGCTCAAAATTAATTGGTTCATTGGTTTGATTGTTATCGATAAGACTCATAGGCTCTGCCGTTTTAGAATCGTTATCCATCTTACTGTACTCCTGTTCACTAAAAAATGTGCCGCAAGAAAAGCAGTAAGCCCTTCCGTTGTCATCAACGCAAAGGGCATCACTACTAGGGCAACTTGGGCATGGAAGATGAAGCTTTACAAAAGCCATCCGTTTACCTCCTACATTTAGTTGCTTTCTGGTTCAGGTATCTTAGCCTCCTCATCTAAGTTCGCCTTGATTATTGAATTGTATTGCGATTGAGCAGCACGTAAATGTCCCATCTCAATCTCTGCTTGACGAAGAGCATTCTGTTGTAACTGAGCCAACATCATGAAAGCTTGTTGAGCTTCTGGGTTGAGCTTGGATACATCATAGTCCACATCTTCATTACGATACACCGCTGATGGTGTTTGCGTTTCTGCGGTTTCTTCTGCTTCTGCCATCTTAAAATGCTACCTCCTCTTGTGGTATAGTTGACGAAGACGATTCCTCTCTCTCCACTAGATCA